AGTATCTTTGAGTTTGGAATTTACAGCATTGATTCTATCTCTTACTGCTGGATGTCTATTTTTTACTTTAACATGAAAGCCACCATTCTGTAATATTGACAAATCAGTTCTTCCACCAGCACTCGTTTTTCTTTGTCTTGAAGCTGGGTCAGGGTAAATAGTTATATTCATCTTAGTTCCATACCTATCTCTTATCTCTTGCACCATTTCATCAGTATTACTTGAATAAATGACTACTTCATCAACAATGTATATCTTATCTTTTTCTATTTGTGCTACGCAACATGACATGGGATTCACATTAAAGTCCATCCCAATATGTAAAGGCTTTGTATAGTCTAATGGTTTTTCAACAACAGACTCAACAGGATGAAAGTTATAATAGATTGCACCTGAATAATTTTCAAATGTACCCTCAAACTCTTGTCTAAATGTTCTTTGATCTAAGTCTTGTCTAGCTTGTTCTATTTCATGTGGAGTGACCATACCACCTTGTAAAGTAGTAAATTGAAAGCTATCCCAATCAGAGTCTTGCTTTCCTTTTAGATACATCTCATAAGTCCAATTACCATAACCTTTTGGAGTACCACACATGAGAACATGACCCAATGTATCTGATACTGATGCTCTTAATACTTCAAACCAAGTTCTTTTATCAATATCACTAAACTCATCTAATATTAAAAAATTTAAACCTGTACCTCTAAGTGAGTCAGGAGCATCACTTGATTTTAAGCTGATTGTACTATTTGTTTTTCTTATAGTTATTGTAAGTGTGGTCTCGTTAATATCTTCTATCCAATTAAACTCATTCAATACTTCTTTAAGTTTAGACCAACAAATATCTTTGGCCATCTTTAATGTTGGTGCTACATACCATATCTTTTGATTAGGCTTTGATGCGTACTTCATCATCTCAGTTATAGCGAGATAAGTCTTACCAAATCTTCTACCTGATATTAAGACTCTAAATCTTTTATTGGATGATGATATTAGATGTTGTGGTTTTGTTAGTGTGATTTTCATTACAGCCAAACTTTATATAGATATTATATTTATTAACATCGTCTCTGCCTAATTCAACAATCTTATCATAAGCTTTTGTATAACCATCAAGCATACATTCATAACCATCTTTATATGGAGTTTCAAATTGATAAGGTTGCATACAAGATGTTTTACCCTCTACAATCGCACACATTATTATGGTTAATACATATTCCATTTACTTCTTCTTTTTGTAATATTTTCGGTGTGTTTGAACTCTCCAAGTCCAATGGAATATTGCCCTTGATACTTTTCCTATCTTTTCTACCACCCAATCTATCATTGTTATATCTCACTTCGTTTTCGTATGTCCTATCTTCGTCAATCATATTATTCTAAAATTAGTTTCTTAATGCTTTTACTACCATCTATATTATCTTCTAATTCTGCCATTGTTTTCACGCATTGGTAATTTACTTTGCTATCTGATTTTAATTGTCTTTTAGCAATACGAGACCCTTTTAAACATTCTGATAATGATGTTTGTATTCTTGCTTCCTTAATCTCTCCATTAATAATCATAAGTAAAGCTACCACCATCTCTGTCATTGATGACTCCCATTTCTAAGTTTATCTATAACTTTTTGCATAGCCAACATCTGTTCTTTCAAATGATCTATATTTACTTTGTTATATCTTGATGCTTCTATTTCTTTTTCTATTGATTCTATTTGTGATGCTAAGTGTTCTATCAACATATACATCTCTAAGTTCTTTGGCTCTTGTTCAGCTTTCTTTAATAGATCAGCTTGGAATAAAGTATCTGCTGTTTCTAATGAACTAATCCTACTTGTAAGATTTGCCCAACCCATAACTGCTCCACTAACAATAATAATTATGCCAACTAAATTAGCAAGTGGTAGCTGTAATTTAGACTCGGAACTTACTTTGATTGTATCGTTATCTTTCTTCATTTCTTCTTCCTTTTCTTCTTAGGCTTATCTACAAACATACTATCTACCCAAGCACACCATTTATCTAATGTTCCAAATATTAAATAACAAAACTTATCAATCATATTTTAAATCCTTTTCTCCAACTTTTCATCGCCCAAAAAACCGGACTCAAACTCTTTTGCCCTTTTACATTAGCCAAGATAGGTCTGAATCTAGCAAAGAAGCTTCTTTGTCTTGCCGGTATATTCTTTTTAATACTCATTGTCTTAGAGCCAAAATTAATCTTCTTAACTCTACCTGACCTATTATCTTTTACAAATACTTTGAATTTTTTAACATCTCCACGAGATGGTTTATTAAGTTTTACTGATCTACCTTTGTATTTTGCCATGCAAAGTAAATAACATTTATCATCTACAAATGCACCCAAAAAGATAGCCACTACCATCATTCATCACATGGAGATTTAAACTATCTACATATCCTGAAAGTTTGAGTCTAAGAATATCACATACATCAAAACAAGTAGCTTCACTTATAATTTCTATACCTTTTAATATTTCTTTTGTGACAGGAACTAACTGATACAAACCATCATTTAAAATTATAAGTTCCATTATCTTTTAATTCTTCTTGGTCTCCACTTGTTGCAAACATAAGTATCTCTGACTCCTTTAGTTCTAAAGATTCCACAAAACATATGCTTTTGTGAGAACATTCCACAATTCCCACATGACCCTCTATTTTGAGATGGTCTATAATCTTCAGGCATTTGATATGGAATAAACTCTCCATTGGAATAGAACATTGACCTTTTGTTATTCATCTGCCCTGTCCTCTATATTTTTTTGCACCACCTAATCTTCTTTTGTTTTTATTCATTGATGAAGTATTTGGTCGTCTGCCAATAGAAGTACCTTTGTAAGTTTTTTCGTACAGTACAACTGCACCATAGACATTACCTTTTTTCTTTGCCATTTATATCTTTAACTTCTTCAGCTTGTGCTTCTATGATTAATGGTAAAGGCTCTGTTGTAGATGTTGTGTGAACTTTATCTACCATGTTCAGGTAGTTCTTAGACAGCCATATCAAAAGTTTATCATTACCTTTCATAGCTTTCTCGTACATTCTTTTTCTTAAAGATGCTTTACCTTTGTTTTTATTAACCTCTAATAAATCGGCAAATCTTCTTTGTAATGTTCTTGCAGATATTCCTACAATACTTCCTATTTCTTCTTGTGTGCATCCTATTTGACTTAAATTTGCTAATACTTTTTGATCTATAGCTTTATGTGGTCTGCCTAATTGTTTCTTCTTTTCTGCCTTGTTTATGTCGGATTTCATAATCCTATATCTCTATCTTTTTTAATTCCTTTATGCAACCAATAGGAAAGACATTTCTATCACTAAAGCTTTCTTCGTTCTCATCATAACTAGCAAATGTTTTTAAATGTTTCTTATCTTTAGAATAAACATATCCTGTTGTTGTCATCAAAGCTGGTTTCATTAGATCAAACTCTTTAGTTCCAGCATGACCTGAGTCTCCCAATATATCCCACCACTTAATCTCAAAGAAATAATATTTCTTTGTATTTATTGAAATATGTCTAAACTTTGACTTTTTTTTAACCATCTAATGTTTTCTATTGTTATTGGACTCAACTATTGCTTTATAATATTCAAGCTGGGTTTTAAGTATTTTATTTTCTAATGACAATTTTATCAATCTTTTTCTGACATATTTAAATATTCTAAGTATTGCTCTCATCATATTCCTTTATAGGCTCATCTTTCCATTTATGCTTTTGGTACTTTTTCCCATCTTTTTCTAGTATTGTGTACTGACCCCAATCGCCAACTGTCTTATACCCATTATTCACATCCTTGCTTGACCCTATACTAATATTTTCTTTAGTAGTAAGTGTATTAGTATAAGGCGATAGCTGGTGTTGAGGTGGTTGCACATCTTCTAAGTATTGGTACTTATCATAGTTTAAGCACTCAATTATACTAATTTTTCTGCTGGGGTGGTTGCTGGTGGGTAAAAGGTGGTGCATTCTGACATTAATCATCTTCCTATTTTTAAGCCTTTTGATAAAAGTCCTCATTTCTGAATATGTAATTCCCCATATCTCAGCATTTTTTCTTAATGGAAATATTAACTCAGCCTTTTTAACAAATATCTTATTGTCTAAAAAGTTAAGAGTCTTATCCTGATGTGTTGCTTGACTAATCATATATATCCAAATTGCACATTGTTTTAGATTTTTAAATACAGGAGATTTCCAAATCTTTCTCCAAACTAAAAAATACCCACTATTGCGTTCCATGTTTCTATCCTCTCTCTCAGTTGTTTTTCTAATTGTTCTTCTGTTCCATATTTTTTTACAAAAGCTGATTTACCTAAATGAACAGATATTTTACCTGTCCTATGGTGGACACTACATAATGGCAAAATGCTCGTGTGTGAGGGTCTCAGACCCATTCCTGTATGCTTTCTGATGTGATGTATCTCTGCTGGAACATTTAATCCATCTTTCTCACAAGCTATACATCCATAATCAGCTACTTGTTGCATCCACTTTCTCTCTGCTACTGTTGGTCTTTTTTTCGCCATACTATCGCTAACTTTCCAAATTGTGTTTTTCTTCTTAAACCACTATCTTCAA